AGCAGGAGCTCCAAGGGTTCTCACAGCTCTCGCAGGATATTGAGCATAGATCTCAATGGTTGCTTGCTGAACAACACTACAACGGCTTCTTATTGGATATGGAGAGTGCTGTAGCTCTGAAGAACCAGATGATGTCTGAGTACTTTCCTCTGATTCAGAAGCTTCAACAGGCCTTCCCACCTAGAAAGACCCTTGTAGGGCAGTATAAAGCCCGTAGAAAGCAGGATGGGTCTTTAACAGCAAAGTCTGCAGAGATCATTCAAAGAGATTGCATAGAGGCTACAGAGACTCCTGACCTGTACAATGTGTATGAGTACAAAGAGTTCTTGATAGACAGCCCTCAAGAGATTCGTGAAAGAATGGCACCGTATTGGCATCCGGTAATCTGGAATAAGCCTACGAAGACAGGAGCAGTTACTCCAAAGGTCTGTGATGAGAACCTTGAGACGGTTGGAGAGGATGCACCAGAAGCCATTAAAGATATCGTAAGATGCAAGATCTTGAAGAGCAGATCAACTCTTGTTCAGTCTTTTATAGATGCTTGTTGGGAAGACAGTAGAGTTCATGGAGATGTTATAAGTGTTGGTGCAAGCTCTAACAGAATGGCTCACAGAAACCCAAACACAGGTAACATCCCAAGCTCAAAGAGTCTGTATGGAAAGGAATGTAGAGCCTTGTACATAGTCCCTCAAGGAAAGAAACTGGTAGGCTGTGACGCTTCAGGCATTCAGTTAAGAGCTCTTGCACACTATGTTAAGGATGCTGAACTGGTTAAACAGATCCTTGAGGGCGACATCCATGTTCATATGGCCAAGATCTATGGACTCCTCAAGCTTGATGATGTGTATGATGAGAACATTAAAGAGATGAAGAAGGCTCGTTCAACCGGAAAGACAATCACATACGCAATCTTGATGGGTGCAGGAGCTACAAAGATTGGACAGATCCTTGGAGGAGATGCAAAGCTGGGCCAAAGAACGATGGACAGGCTTGCTGAGGGTATTCATGGCTGGTCAAGGTTCAAAGCCCAGATAGACTTAAGAGCTAGGATAGGTCATTTCAAAGCCTTGGACGGTCGTAGAGTGTCCTTACCAAATGCTCATAAGGGTATGTCTTTCTACCTTCAAAGCTTTGAGCAGGCTGTTGTAAAGTGGGTAATGTGGACAGCCTACAGGAGAGCTAAGAAGGCTGGTATAGATTTCAAACAGGTTGCTGTTGTGCATGACGAGGTTCAGTTAGAGGTTGAAGAAGCAAGAGCTGAAGAGATTGGTAAGATCTATCAGCAGTGCTTTAGAGATGCTGGAGTATTCTTTCATACGTTCTGTCCTTTGGAGGGGGAATATAAGATTGGAAATAACTGGGAGGAATCCCACTAGAGATTCTACAGTCTAAAAACTGTAGATTTGTCTTGACAAAGACATTAAATTTTGTTATATAGTAACTGTAAAACTAAAATAGTCTTGAAAGGAGACACAAAATGGAAAATGTAGTAGTAAAGAATGTTAAGCTCAAATGGGCTTTCTTGGCTGAACCGAACACAAAAGGTGACTATGCTTCTGGAAAGTATGAAGTCTCTGTAGTGTTGACTGAGGAACAGGCAGATATGATCAGAGGTAAGATCAATGCTCGTCAAAAGATCAAGAAAGACAAGGAAGGGGATACTGTACTGACTATCAAGTCGTCTGTTCAACCTCTTGTTGTGGGCCCTTCCGGCATTCAGTACACGCATGACGAGCTCAAGAAGGTTGGTAACGGTACTGTTGCAAATGTCCGTATCAACATCTTTGAGAATCGTGGAATGACGTTTGCAGGTATTGGTGCGATCAAGATCAAAGACTTGAAAGAATACGTCAGTAGAGCTGATACATCTGACTTAGATGATGAAGATTCTGCTCCGTCCTCTCTTGGTGATTTAGAAGACGATGAGTAGAAAGAACATAGACAGTCTGGTTAAGGACATCTACAAGTACCTTGAGAGCTATACTGCTGTCACCCCTGAGCAGTCTGCGGAGCTTGCCTTACTCCTTTCTCAAGTTATCTGTGATAAGCTCTCAGCATATCGCAAGCCAGCACTGTCTATGTCTTGTATAGGACATCCTCAGAGGAAGCTGAAGTTAGAGATCCAGAAGCCTATAAAGCCTACTGGAAAGCAACGTCTGAGGTTCCTATACGGAGATATTTTAGAGACTCTACTGCTGTGGTTAGCTAAACAAGCTGGTCATACTGTAGAGGATCAACAAAAGACTGTAGAGATTGACAAGGTCAAAGGTCACATCGATGCGATCATTGACGGAACTCTTGTCGATGTTAAGAGCTGTTCTCCTCAGTCTTACAAGAAATTCGCAAGTGGCACTCTTCCTTCCAGTGACCCTTTCGGATATCTAGCACAGATCAGTGGCTACAGGACATGCTTAAAAAAAGACAAAGCAGCCTTCTTAGCTGTTGATAAGGTCTCTGGAGACTTGTGCGTGTATAAACCAGATCCAGACTTTGATTTGCCAGACCCTCACAAGGTTATTGAAAGAGCCAGAGAGGCTGTCTGTGCAAAGAGTCACCTGGATCTACCTTCTTGTGAAGAGCCTGTTCCGGCTGGAAAGTCTGGTAACATGAAGCTCTCAACAGGATGCAAGTACTGTGCATACAGAGACCGGTGCTGGCCTAGCTTAAGAGTATTTTTATACAAGACAGGACCCGAGTATTTTACAAAGGTTGTGAAGGAACCTTCAGAAAAAATAAAGGAGATTACTAAATGAACACACTGAAGAATTGGAACGATTGGTGCAATGATAAGATTCTGCTGACTTCTGCAGATACTGAAAAGGACTTGATCATCTCTCCCAATGCTATCTTAGGCATTGAAGGTGGTGCAGAGTCCACGATCTTGCATCTGGTTGATGGTATCATCGTAGAGGCCAAAGAGGATGTTGAAACGATTCTGGGATATATTTCAGAGTTGATTGTTGCGTCCAATGCGCGCCGAGAAGCTGCTGCAAAAGCCCAAAGAGAACAATACGAGGCCTTGCAAGCAGCTGCTAAAGAAGATGCTAAGGCTTCGGAGGGCTAGCTCTACCAGCCCCTGGAGGAATCTGGGGGCTTTCTTTTAAAGACATAGGGAGACATACATGAAAAAGAGATTTCTAGTCTTCTCAGATCTCCACATAACTCCTAAAGGATATGACACAAGGATCCTTAAGGAGATTCAACATATGATACAGAAATCTTTACCGGATTATATCGTATGTACTGGAGATCTCGGAAGCTTTGATAGTCAGAACAGACTAGTGAGGGATAGAGGGAACTTCTCAGTAGCTGATGAGCTTACAATGGTCATGACATACATTGAGAGCTACATCGTAAACACCGTCAGAAGAATCAGAGAAGAGCAGAGAAGGTCTAAAAAGAGAATGTACAGACCCCGTATCGTGTTCTGCTTAGGCAATCATGATGCGTACGTTACAGATGCTCTTACACCCATGTTAGAGTCTTTGGGTATTGAAGTAGTTCAGCATAGGGACTACATCAGCCTTGAAGGGATCTTGTTCAGTCACACGTTTGATAACGGGATATCTGGACAGGCTTGTGTAACAACTAAGCAGATCCTTGATAACACCTTGATGAGGTCTGTGTCCGGGCATTCACATGTCCGTAGCATTACTGAGCAGAGGGATGCAAATGGTCACAAGGTCTTTGCAATCAAGATGCCTTGTGCGACCATGTCAAAGCCCCAGTGGGCTCTGCAGTCCTCTTTAAAGTGGGACAGAGGGTATCTGTGTCTCACTGTTGATACTGATTCAGACTGGTTCCAGTACACTTTCAGGGAGGTACAGGATGGGTGAGGAATTTGACTTCTTTACAAAGGTTGAAGACAGCTACTCTATTGAAGACATCTTAGAGATTATTGGTGTCTCTGTGGAGCAGCTTCTTAAGTACTACCTAAGAGATCTGGTCTTGGCACACAGAGGAGACTTTGATGTCTGATAAAGTCTACGTAGGGATTGACCCGGGTGCTAAAGGGGCTATTGCTGTCATTGCAGGAGACCTGGTCCTCATTCAAGACATGCCAAAGCCTGAAGAAGCTCTTGGGATTTTTAAGAGAGCACAGCCAGTGGACTGTAAGGTTGCTATTGAGCAGGTTCATCCTCTTCCTGGACAATCCTGCATAGCATCTTTTACGTATGGAGAGAACTTTTTACTTGCTTTTTTGCTCGCTTTGTGGTATAATATAGCTCCTGTAATGGTTTCTCCTCAGAAGTGGAAGAAGCATTACGGACTTAAGAAGAATGCTGATGAGACAAAGTCAGAGTACAAAAGGAGATCAGTAGAGAAGGCTAGGGAGTTGTTCCCACAAGCTGTTGATCTTCTCAAGGCCTCTAAAGATGGCAGAGCAGAAGCTCTTCTTATTGCAAACTGGTTGAGGGAACAGGATGCTGAATGACACTGAAGAGTTGTTAAGGATCCAAGAGAACTGTGCAGACTTTCTGCAGATCATTGCGGAGAAGATGAACAGAAAACCTCAAAAGAACTCGATGACTCTTAGAGAAATCTATCAGAATCACTTTATTAACATCAATGAACAAGTCTTAGGGAGAATTTACAATGACAGACAAAGAAATCTTAGAAGCAAATCAAAGCGCAAGACAACCTGTTGAGTGCTGGACCCGTGTTATGGGTTATTTCAGACCTGTATCAGGTTACAATAAAGGCAAGAAGAGTGAATTTGAAGAACGTGTGTGGTTTACAGAATCCCACATATGTCCTTGTACTAGAGATTCTGAACAGGTGGCTGCATGATTAGAGAAGCTGTGTTAGAGAAAGCAAAGAAAATTGTTACAGGTGCTAGACAAACTGCGTACGGTTCTCCAGAGGACTGTTTTTCCACTATTGCAAATCTTTGGGGGTCTTACCTTGGTATTAGCATTTCTTCCAAGGATGTTGCAATGCTCATGGTACTTCTTAAGATTGCAAGATCCAGGAAAAATGACAGATACGCTGATAATTATGTAGACATTGCAGGCTATGCAGCTTGTGCAGGAGAACTGACAGATGCTAGATAATGCAACAATTGCGCAGTACGTGCAAGGCCATGAAGGTCTTTCATTAAAGCCCTATTACTGTACAGCTAATAAGCTTTCAATAGGCATTGGAAGGAACTTAGATGATCGTGGTATTACCAAGGAAGAGGCTCTTCTGCTCTTTGCAAATGACTTAAGGATTGCCTGTTCAGATCTCTACAGAGTTTTTGGAGATGACTTCAAAGGGTTTCCTGACAATGCTCAGTTAGTCTTTATTGATATGATGTTTCAATTAGGTTTCAGCAGATTCTGTGGCTTTTTGAAAATGATTGACTACGCTAAGGCAGGTAACTGGAAAGAAGCTGCAAGAGAGCTGATGGATTCTAAATACGCTAAGCAGGTTCCTAACAGGGCCAAGCACAACGAAGAGCTTTTACTTTCTATATAAGGTCTCAAGAGTCTAAAAAGATCCCCCTCTTACGAGGGGGTTTCTAATTACCTGTTAGGCGGTAAAGGTTGTACAGGAGGAATCCTGTTAGCCTCCTCAGGCTTTAAAGTCTGCGGTTTAGGTTCTCCTTGAAGTTTAACAGGCTTTCCATTCCAACCAGACTTGTAGTGAGACACCTTAACCTCACCGGACTTTCCAGCTTTTGCAACTGTAGAGCCCTTCTTAACCTTCTGACTGTCTCCTACAACACTCTTCATGCCTGTGCCATCAACAGACCAGAGAGAGCCTTTGGCGTCTTCGATAAGAACTGCAGAGGATCCTCTACCGTATTGTCCTTGGAAGATAACAGTACCTGAGACAGGGGCTTTTACGTCATCATCTTCCTTGCCTTGTACAATCGCTCTGTTATCCTTGAACGTTATGGAGGAATCTTCAATGACTTTGAAGTTACCCTTCTCATCAGGCTCTACAGGCTTTGCTTCAATACTACCAGGGAACTTCACAGAGGTACCTTTTCCGCCCTCACCAAGTAAAGACCCTGCAACAACATCAAGAGGTGTGTCTCCGTATTGGTAGAGTGCGTTGATAGCCTCCTCAGATGGTTCAATACCTTCAATGACGAACTTAGAGCCATCCTTAGCCTTTACTGTTGCTTTGTTGTTCTCTACATCAAACGTAACAGTTCCTTCTACAGGCGAGATAATGTTCTTTACACCTTCATCTAATACAGTAATCTTAGAGCCTTTGATATCGGTTCCTGTTGAAGTTGCATCAGGTATCACAGATTGAGCAGTGTTCATCGGCAGGCTCTGCATAGCTCTTTCAAAGCCAATCTGAGACTGTAGCATTCTTGCTTCATGTTCTGCTCTGTCTCCTGTGAGATATGTAATGCCTCTTCCAGCCACTTCTAAAGCAGATTTACCAGCTCCTACAATGGCTTCACCAACTGCCATGGATTGCTCAGGAGACATCTGCATAGGTTCTGTGGATGACAGGGAGTATAACAAGGCTCTGTCAGCAGCACTGTCTGAACTAAGAGGAGACACGCTGAAGCCTTCTCTGGAGCTCTTCAAAGCTTCTTCAACAGCTCTGATATCCTCTGCAGACATTCTCATGTTCCCTCTAACGTTTGTGATGTTTCCTCTTTCTCTGTTGATCTGGTTGAGTCTAAAGTTCTGAGCTCCTTCAGAATGTTCAATCTGATAACGGTTAAACTGATCTCTTAAGACATCCTTTTGATCATAGTAGTATAACTCTTCAAGCTTGTTATAGCCTGCTTGAATGATTGCAGAGTTACGTCTGATAAGCTCTGAATCGCCATCTCCAAGAGTAATCATCTGGCCTGCTTGAGTTGCATCGATAAGATACGGTTCAGCTCCCCAGACTCTTCTTGGAATGTAATAGTGTACTTGGCCATCCTCTCCAATCTGGATAAAGCCTTCACCATCTGTGGCCTTATCTGTTCCTGCTGTGATATATCCGAAGACACTATCACGTTCTCTGTCTCTGGCTGAATAGGATACATCCTCAAGATCTCCAGAAGTTAAAGTGCCTTTAGAGTCTGTCCAAGCTGCAAGAGCTGCATAGAAGTTACCACCAAAGCTCTCTTTGGGTTTTGATTCTGTCTCTTGGATAGCTGTTTCAAGGGTCTGAGCCTGACCATTGGAGATGTTTGTCTGAGCGTTAGGATCTCCTTTACTATCCAAATAGAGTTCGCTTACTGTTTTTGTAAGGAAGAAGTTCAAGTCCTTTGTTGCATATGTGACAGGACCTTGACTAACGATCTGTGTTGACAAGTCTTTAAAGTTCACCTTAGCAAGCGTATTGAGGATATTACCGAACCTTGAATCGTTTCTAGCAGCAATATCAGCACCTTTCATTGTAGCTTCTTTTTTACCAGGAAGAGTAACTGTAAAGTCTTTCTGTAAGAACTCATTCAGAGACAGCTGTTGTCTAAGCTCATTCTCTCTTGTCATGGCATCTTTAGAGACCTCCATAAGACCTGCAACGTATTCTGCTTTCTTTGCTTCATCTCCTGTACCAAGCAAGGCAGCTCGTTGTATCGATAAAGCTCTTGTAACAACCTTCTGTGCAACTGGGAAAGACCATCCTCTGTTGTTTGCAAGCTCTCCTATCATATGGTTAGAATACTCATTGAGCATAACTACAGGATTCTTTCCTTGATTCTGTACAAGATAGTTTGTAAAGCCATTCTGAATATCCAAGTATAGACTGTTAATGCCTTCTGAGTACTCTGTGTCGATTGCTTTTGATTGCTGTTCAGAAGACATGTTGCCTACAGAGGTTACAAAGTTGTCTCTGGCAGCCTGTCTGTTTAATACACCAACACCTGCAAGGTACTTAGCAGCTGGAGTAGCATCAGGACCCAAGACAGATTCTCCTGCAGTATTGTACAGATCCATTCTAGCCCAGTCAGAGGCTGCTTCACGCTCATTTATCTTTGTGATGTTGTCAAAGTGAGGTTTGTATCCTGCAAGTTCCATCACTCTGTTCATAGCTTCAACATCTCCTCCGGCAATCTGTAATGCAGCTTTATGAAGTCCCTCATCAAAGGCTTGGAATTCGATCTCATCCATATTCTTTGCAGCTACTTCACCAGCAGCATTTTTATACAGATCAAACAGATCAGCGTTATAGGCCTTACCAGACCCAGAACCTCTGCCAGAGCTTTTGACCGTATTGTCCAGCCATTCACCAAGACCTCCTGCAACTCCTGAGATGATTGCTCCAGGTCCTACAGGGCTTTGATAGTCCGGTGTGGTCGTCATAGCCTGTTGAGTATGTGTAACGTCTCTTACAATTTCTGCCATATTATTCTCCTTTATTGTACAAAATCTTTATGAAGTTATCTCCGTTCAAGCCAGCTGCTTCAATCTGTCTCAGGAACATTCTCTTCTTTGCATCGATATTAAACTTCTCTGAGGCCTCATTCATTGTATCATTCAATATCTGTGCCTGTTGCAGTTCATGCAAGCCTGAGAGTTTGATGATCTTGAAGTAGAGGTTGTAGTCTCTCTCAGAGCCTGTTCTCAGGTATCTCATCAGCATTTCATAAGCAGCATCTCTACATGCTTTAACTGATTCAGCACTTTCTGAAGACTGTGTCCAAGCCTTTACAAGCTCTTTGCTTGTCAAGCTATTGAAGCCCAGAGCATACAAGGTTGTTCTCAGCTTGCTGTTGTAGTACTCAGTCAACTCTCCTTTGGTATTAAGAGCTCTTCCAGTTTTCCACAGTCTAGCTCCTAAGTACAGTCTGACAGAACTGGGGAGTTTTCCTTCAATCGCTAATGACTCAATCGTGTCTCCCAGATCACTGATGTTTGCTTCACCGATTGCAGTATCTCTTACGTACTTCACAATCTCAAAGAATGAAGACAAAGCTTTACCAGCTACCTGAGGAGCTGCAAAGTCTAACTGAGCAAGACCAAGGATGCTGTCAAACATGTCAAAGTATTCAAGAGACAGAGGCTGTGCAATATCCATATCAAGACCAAAGACATCTGAGAAGTAATTCAACAGACCTTTTTGAATGAACTCGGTAATCTCATTACGTTCTACGTCTGTTGCATCAGTGTCTTTAGGATCGTGGAACAGATTGTACACGTTTGTTCCAACCCACGCAGCTGCTCCAGCTCCCAGCATACCTTCAGTACCTGTTAAAGCCAATGTACCAAGACCCAGTCTAGCTCTTTGTGCAGCTGTAAAGTCTTTATTGAACAGGACAGACTCTAACCATCTCATGCGATAGCCCATGAACTGGAACAGAGTCTTCTCAATAGATCCTCTCTGGACTCTAGCAAGGCCTGCTGCATCCATGTTCAAGAACAGGTCATTAGCGTAACGAGACACAGAGAGTCTCTCAGCAGCTGACATCTTCTTACCATCAAATCCTCTGGCCTTTAAGGCTGTTAAGAATGCCATAGATCTGTTCTGCATTTCACCAGAATTGAAGAAGAGCATCGATATCTTATTGAATGTAGAGCTTGTTGAGGCTCCTTTCTCAATGAAACCACCAGCAGTACCGTGCTCAAAAGCACCCATCTCAATAATGTTACGAGCATTCTGCAACATTGTGGGATTGTTCTTGTACATCTTGTAAGCAGTCTTAAGAGCCTTTGTCTTATTTCCTCCAGAAGACATCAAGACATACGTGAGAGACAAAGAGTCTTTTGCAGCAGATGCAGCTGCTTTGGGTTCCAGTAAAAGGATTGCAGCATCTGATCCCATCTG